TAGACCGTGAAATTCAGCTGGAGAAATTGCGCCAGGGTAGTACCGGCCCACAGCGCCAGGTGAATGTACAGATTAACGAGCTAGACTCCAGCAAATACGCGCAGCTTGTGCAGAAGTTGATTAGTGGAGACGGCGTTTAATGTTAGTAGTTTCTAGACCCGACGTTAACCCTGACGTGATCGTGGAGTTTGACCCACAGCGCCGCTTTATTAAGCTGCCTATCACCAACTACCTAAAGTTGCTAGGTTTATGGGATACTATCAACAGACCCCAAATCGCACTAATCAACGCGGTTAACGATCCCAAATACCGCTTTGTATGCGCGGCACTGGCACGTCGCCTAGGCAAAACCTATATCGCCAATATTATTGGTCAGCTGGTCACCCTAGTGCCAAACGCCAACGTATTAATTATTTCTCCAAACTATAATCTCTCCAGTATTAGTTTTGAGTTGCAGCGCAAGCTTATCAAGCACTTTGACTTGGAGGTCGCGCGTGATAACTTAAAGGATAAAATTATTGAGCTGTCAAACGGTAGCACAATTCGTATGGGTTCCCTATCCACAGTGGATTCTACTGTGGGTCGGTCGTATGACTTAATTATTTTTGATGAAGCTGCTTTAGGTGAGGGTGGTGAAGCAGCATTTAACGTTGCACTACGTCCTACCCTGGACAAGCCTAATGCAAAGGCAATTTTTATCTCTACTCCCCGCGGTAAAAACAACTGGTTTTCGCAATTTTGGAATCGTGGCTTTGATCCCAATTTTCCAGAGTGGGTTTCACTACAAGCTGACTATTCGGAGAATACCCGCATGGCCGAGTCGGATGTGGCTGAAGCTCGCAGATCCATGTCAAAAGCGGAGTTTGAGCAAGAGTACATGGCCAGCTTTACCACGTTTGAGGGCCAGATTTATGCACTGGCGGAGTCGAACATTGTTAGTGAGCTGCCTCAACAGGTTTTAGAAGGTCGTGGCTGTGAGTTCTTTGCAGGCTGTGACCCTGGCTACCGCGACGAAACTGCGTTTGTGGTGGTGTGCTATGTAGCGTCAGAGGACCGATTCTACATAGTCGACGAGTACTTGGAGTCGGAACGTACTACGCAACAACACTCTGAAGCTTTTCAGGCTTTATGTAGTCGGTACGGTATCGAAACCATATTTATTGATAGCGCAGCCGCACAGTTTAGTGCTGACCTTGCGTACCAGTATAATTTGGCAACTACTCGCGCTAAAAAGGACGTGCTACCAGGCATTGCCTATATTCAAACGCTTGTGGGTCAAGACCGGCTGCGGGTCGCCCAACACTGCAAGCATGTGCTAGCCATGTTTGACCAGTACCGCTGGGACACTCGTGAAAACCTGCAACGCGAACGCCCACTGCACGATAAATACTCGCACATGGCTGATGCTGTGCGTTATGCACTATACACCTTTACGGTGTAAAGTTCCACAAGCGCTGCCACCAAGTCATGCTTTCCCAGCGTTGCAGCCGTTGGGTTAGTTGCGCGATTTGCTGCTGTGATCGGTACTGAATATCCTCTAGCTCTTCCAGCCGCTGTTTGGCTTCGTGTGGTAACACCACGCCTTCACACTGTAAATCGTCCAGTTGCTGCTCCAAGTCTGCGATAGTTTCCGCAGCTTGGTCAAGTTTCTGCTGCAGTTCTACCAACCCGTCTATGTGTGTAATAGTACTGTACATCATGCAGCTTTGGTCTTGAATATTTACACGATCATACACATCCAAGTACCGCTTGGCCAGCTGTGGGTCGATCAGCTTGGGTCTGGTAGTGTTTAAGAGCTGCTCGCCCCAGTGTTGCTGGATTAAGATGCCTTCATAAATATCCACATGATCTTGGTGTACTGGCAGCAACACTTCATAGTCTGGCGGCCCGTGCCTGTCGTAGGCTAGCTGCATCTTTTTGGTGTGCGTGCCTTTGATAAAGTTTTTGGCATGTGTATCCCAGCGTTGCTGGATGTTGTCTGATTTACCAATATAATACTGGCCGTTTTCAAAAGTTAGTTTATAAATACCACTGGTCATACTTGTTCCTTAATCTACTATTATAACAGTTTTAAGCAGCACCCTCAACTGCAAAAATACAACTGCTGCAAAAATTTCAGCATTGACATGTTGGTGCTTTTTGGTTATAATACTAATATTTGCACAGGCAAATAAAAAATGGCAAAAAACACAAATAAGCGCATCCCGGTTAAGTGGGTCAGAGACCGCGCTAAAGCAGCTTACGAAAAGCAAGGCAACTGTTACATTTGTAACAGCACCCAAGACTTAGAGCTGCATCACCTACATTCAATTACAGTTTTGCTAGAAACGTGGGCAGACCGCAAAGGCTACGACATTTCCACTGACGAAGGCATCTTAGCTTGCCGCGATGAATTTATCCAAGCACACAAAGTGGAGCTATACGAGCAGGTATATACCCTATGTAACCGGCATCATGTAGCACTTCACGGTGTGTACGGTAAAACTCCTCAGCCAGGTTCTGAGTCAAGACAAGCACGTTGGATTGAAATACAGCGTAGCAAAGTTCAAAACGGTGGACGTGTACAAGACAGCCTAGCAGGTACCTCAAGTTTTGCAGGACTCTACTAGGGTACTTAAAAATGAACGTATTTCAAAAATCTGCGAACTGGATTCGTGAAAAGATAAATCCAGCGCAAGAACGCATTGCCCAGTCCGAGGGCACAATGGTGGGCACCACAAGCAAGCTTACTTATCAGCAAGCTTTTAAGCGTGTAGACGTGGTTAACCGCAGCGTTAATATGGTAGTTTCAGCATGTGCTTCGCTGGACTACGACATCAAAGAAAAGATTCACGACGGAGTTGTGGTAGGTGTGCGTCAAAAAACGCTAAACACACTGCTAAACTTTCGTCCTAACCCGTATCAAAGTGCACAAGACTTTAGACGCGCAATATTTACCGACTACCTACTAGAAGGTAACGCGTTCATTCACTTTGACGGTACATTTATGTATCACTTGCCAGCCGACAACGTAGAAATCTTAACAGATGAACGCACGTTTATTCGTGGCTATCGCTACAACGGTTTGGTAGACTTTAAAGAGTCAGAAGTATTTTACTTTCGCGACATAAGTTCAGACAGCATCTACCGCGGCAGTTCCCGACTAGAAAGTGCGGAACGCAGTGTTAACTTGCTGTACAGTATGCAACAGTTTCAGGAACAGTTCTTTGACAACGGTGCAGTGTTTGGTTTAGTGTTAACTACCGAAAATACGCTGTCACAAGTTGCTAAGGAGCGCACAATTGCCTACTGGATGCAAAAGTACAATGCAAAATCGGGCGGCAAGCGCCCACTGATCCTAGACAGCGGCTTAAAGCCAGAAAAGCTAACCGAGTCTAGTTTCAAGGAAATGGACTTTGACCAGTCGCTAAAGTCACACGGTGAAAAAATAATGACAACTATTGGCGTTCCACCTATCCTACTAAACGGTGGCAACAACGCTAATATTGCACCTAATTTAAGACTGCTTTACCTAGAAACTGTATTGCCAATCAATCGCAATTTTATTTCTAGCATAGAGCGTTATTTTGGATACGATGTTGAAGCTGTTACAAGTTCTGTGAGTGCACTGCAGCCAGAACTAAAAGACATTGCTCAATATCACTCAACTCTGGTTAACGGCGGCGTTATCACTCCAAACGAGGCCCGTGTAGAGTTACGTTATGACAAGATCGAAGGTCATGACGAGTTAAGAATCCCTGCAAACATAGCAGGATCGGCTGCTGATCCGTCGCAAGGTGGAAGACCTGGTGGTAATCAGCAATAAGGAGTATTATGGTAGATAAAAATAAAATCATTTACTTTAACAGTAAGTTTACTGCTAAGGCACTACCTAAGACCGACGACGAAGATGAAAGCATTGAGATTGAGGGTTATGCGTCGACAAACGACAAAGACCGTCACGGAGATGTTGTTCCAAGCAGCGTGTGGGAGAAGGGCATCAGCAATTACCTAAAGAATCCGGTAATTTTAGCCTATCATAATCACACCATGCCAGTCGGCAAAATGATTGACTATAAAATCGACGACAAAGGATTATGGATTAAAGCCCGTATTTCTGATGCAGCCGGCGATGTATACAAACTAGTCAAGAAGGGTATCCTAAGTGCTTTCAGTATTGGATTCCGCATCGAAGATGCAGAGTACAATTCAGCAGCAGAGGTATTTTTAGTTAAAGAGCTGGAGCTACATGAAATTTCAGTAGTAAGTGTACCAGCAAATCAAAACACACTTTTTAGTCTTTCTAAGGCATTTGACAGCGCCGAAGAATTTGAATCTTTTAAAATGCAATTTGCAGTCAGTAGCGACTCAGCTAAAGGGCTAGAAGCCTCTGACCAAGCAGATAGCGAAGTTAATAAGGAATGGAACATGGATCCAAAACAATTAGAACAAATGTTGGCCGCTGCTGCTGAGAAGGCCGCTGCCCAGGCTGCTAAGGCACTAGTCGAAGCACAAGAAAAGGCTGCTGCTGAGAAGGCTGCCCAAGACAAGGCTGAGGCCGAACTACAGGCACGTATCAAGGCTGCTGTTGCTGCCGTTACTCCTACTGAAACCGGTGCTGAGAAGCTACTAGCCGAAGTTGAGAAGCGTTTAGCTGATACACAAGCCGAAAGCAAGAAGGCTCTAGAAGGCCTAGAAACTGCTCTTAAGGAAAAGGCTGCTGAGCTAGAAGCCATTCAAAAGAGCCGTATGCAATTCAACGACGGCAAGGCTAGCGAAATGAGCTATGCCGAAAAAGAGAAGGCAGTTCTGCTAGCCAAGATGGCTGGTAAGAGCCTAGAAGGCACCAAATTTGGTCGCGAAATGGTTCAAAAGTACGGTGCTCACGTACCTAGCGCTACTTGGGAAACCGAAGTTAGCCTAACCATGGAAAACGAAGTTCGTCGTCGTTTAGTTGTTGCTCCTACCCTACGCGGTATCCAGATGCAAACTAACGTTATGACTATCCCTGTGAACCCAGAAGCTGGTGTTGCAACATGGGTACAGAACGCTCAGTTTGGTACTTCTAACAGTGCTGGTGGCAATGCTACTCACACTCTAAAGGAAATCACCCTAAACGCATACAAAGTTGCTACAAACGAGTATGTTGCCTTCGAAGAAGAAGAAGACGCTTTAATGGCAATTATGCCTGTTATCCGTGACGCTATGGTTCGCCGTGTTGCTCGCGCTGTTGACCGCGCTATGCTACGTGGTGCTGGTGCTGGTGCAGACCCAGTTAAAGGCTTAGCTACTTACGATGCAAGCAGCGCCGTTACCCTAGACATTAGCGACAATACTAAGTTAACTGTTGCTGCTCTACGTGCTATGCGCCGTGATCTAGGTGCATGGGGTCTAGACCCAAGCGAGATCATTTACGTTGTATCTACAGACGGTTACTACGATCTATTAGATGACGCTACTTTCCAGACTGTTGATAAGGTTGGTGCACAAGCCACCGTTATAACCGGTCAAATTGGTACAGTAGCAAACAGCCCAGTTCTAGTTAGCGCCGAATTCGCTGACAAGGCTGACGGTGCTGTTGGTGCAATCTGCTACGCTCCAGGTAACTTCTTAGTTGGTAACCAGCGCGGTCTACGTGTTGACACCGACGACTTAGTTGAGACACAGCGTCGCGTAATGGTTGCAAGCCTACGCACTGGTCTAACACAAGTTACAACTAACTTAGGTGCTGGCGTAAGCGCCCTACGTTACGTAGCTTAATTCTACTGACAAGGATCCTAGCGATCCTTGTCTTTTAAATGCACTCAACATAGTGCATTTAAAAGACAACAAAGAGAGGCTTAAATGGCAAATTTAGTTACTAAAGCAGAATACAAAGCCTACGCAGGAATTAGCTCTACAAATCATGATGCCGAAATTGATTTGTTAATCCCAAAAGTCTCGCAACTAGTTAAAACTTACTGCAACAGCGGTATCATTGACTACTACAGCGAGCAGAAAGTACAAGACTTTAACGGTGGCTATGAAGCCCTGTTGCTAAAAGAAGCTCCAGTTGTACAAGTTATTAGCGTTGAATACAGTGCCGATTACGGCCAAACTTACACAGAATTAGTAGAATATACCGATTGGGTACTAGATCAAGATACTAATCAGATCGTAAGCACACAACCTACAGGATTTCCACAAAAGCTAAAAGGCTATCGCGTAAGTTACTTTGCAGGATATGAAATAACTCCTGAAGATTTAAAACTGGCCGTAATGGACTTGTTAAACTACTATCGTCGCAATGATGGTGCAGTTCACAGCAACAAAGCGCCAAGTGCAAACGGTATCCAAATCGAGTACGTTACTAACACTAACTTTCCAGCACACATTAAGCGCGTGCTAGATCAGTACAGGGTAGATTACACGTGAGCGTAGCACAATTTTCTCCAGTGTTAAGGGAAAGAATAGTAGAAATCTATTCTGATTCATCTAATAAAGTAGATTTAGCTAATTTTGGTAAGAAAACCAGACAGCAACTATTTAAAGAAGCACCGGATACTAAAGATATTCGTGCAAGATTTAAGTCCGCAGATTTCCATACATCCAGCATTACTTTAGATGGTATAACAGCGCTAACTTCTAAACTGGTTACAATTATAGAAGATGGTAGCACTAGGGAAATTGTAGAAAAGCTATTCAACTCCCCAAATTTCTTTTCAGATTTCGTGTCTTTTGTAGAAGAAGAAGAGGTTGTTTCAGAGTACGGGTCCTTTGATTATAGAATTGAAAATGTACCTGAAAAAAATCTAAGAGATATTTTTGTAAAGTATCTACAAACTAATTTAAAGTCTGTACCAAAAAATGTCATAGATACTATGGCAAATAATGTTCAAAGTGGACACTTAGCTGGTGTATTCTTTTTAAAGTTAAAAACCGCACTAGGCGTTTCTACTAAATTCAGTAGCTCTGTAGAGGCAACTTATAGAGATTTTTCTGTAAGTATGGATGGTCTAGATAATGACAAGGCCTTAAAAACTTTAGACAGTGTTTTAAAAGCGGTGTTGGACGCAGATTATTTAACTAGTAATTTAGTTAGCGAGTCTCAGGTATTTATAGATGCTACAAAAGCCGTTCTGGGAGATAATCCTAGGCTAATAACGGAACTACAGTTTACGTTAGACAACAAAGCGTCAGGAGACCTGTTACAGCAAACTGGTAAGCAGTTAAATCTGTTAATACAAGCCGCCAGTAAAGGTCAAAGCTCATCTGCAGAATCAGCTGTAGAATCAGCTATAGAAAAACTTATATTAAGTTTAAAGCCTGTAGTTTCTGCGATATTACAAAAAGTAGAAGATCTTAAAGAGCCGCTATCTAAGCAAGGTTTATACGATAAAATTAAAGCTAATGCTTTGTACCTATCGGAGGAATTGATTGATACTCCAGGTTCGTTAACTTTAAAACAAGGTATTGCCGAAACTGTTAAGAGTGCTATAAAAACAGGCAAAATACCTAAAGAATCGCCTTCAAAAATTAAACCTAAGCCTATACTTCAAAAACATAAAGAAGTATTAGATCTGTCTAACGTTGCTAAGGATTTTCAAAAAGCCGTAGCAACTTTAAAAACAGCAATAAAAAATTCGTCCATAAATAAAAAGTCTGCTTCAGTAAAATCCGCTAGACACATGATGACTAGCAATTTGTCTAGTCTGCAAATATTGCTAAATAATAATTTAACAAGGCAGATTAAACATAATATGGGCGACGGCAGTCGACGAGACGTTTTAAATTTGCGTAGCGGAAGATTTGCTGAAAGCGTAAGCGTAGAGCGACTAAGTGAAAGTCGCCAAGGTATGATAACTGCTTTTTATACCTACATGAAAAACCCATA